GCCGAGCCGATCCCCGACGCTTTTGAAGACGTTCCACACCACCACCGCGACCGAGGCCACCAATTTCAGCCCCGCCGAGAGCGTTTTCGAGGCGGTGGCCATGGCCTGCTGGTCACCGGTAACCGTGGTCAGCATGTCGCTGAGATTTTCCAACGTCGGCAGCAGGCCCAGAACCAGGCCGTTGCGCGCCCCTTGCAGGGCGCCTTGCATCCGGGTCAGGTTGTCGTTGACCCGCTCGGCGGCCGCCGCGGCCTCGGCATCGAGCACCAAACCGAGGCGCGCCGCCTCGTCCTTCATGGCCTGCAGGCCGGCGGCCCCCTGGTTGAGCAGCGGGATCAGCTGCGTGCCGCTGCGGCCGAACAGCTCCATGGCCAGGGCCGATTTGGCGGTGCCGTCCTCCATGGCGGCAAACCGCTCGGCGATGTCCATCAGCACCGCGTCGGCCTGGCGCAGGGAGCCGTCGGCGTCCGTCGCGGCAATCCCCAGGGCGGCAAAGGCCGCCTTGGCCTGCCCCGTGCCCCGGGCCGTGGCCGCCATGTTCATGGCCAGCCGGTTTAGCCCCTCGGCCACCCCCTCGATGCTGGTGCCCGACAGGTTGGCGGCATGCCGGTAGGCGGTCAGGGTTTCCACCGCCACGCCGGTGCTCTGGCTGAGCTTGGCCATGGCGTCGGCGCCGTCCAGGGTGGCGGTCACCATGCGCGTCAGGGCGCCTACCGTCAGGGCCGCCCCCAGGCCGGCCAGCGCGCCCTTGAGGCTGAGCACGCTCTTGCCCAGCCCCTGCAGACCGCCCTTGACCTCGTTCAAGGCTTTGTCCGCCTGATTGCGGGCGGCAATAATCAGTTCAACGCGTTCGCCGGCCACCAAATACTCCTTTCATCACTTCAGCCTGGCCCATCAATTCGGGCAACTCGCGCAGGCCCGGGCCAGAGCGGCGCCGAAATAGCGCCGGCAGCGCTCCACGTCGGCGCCGTTGCAATAGTCCCCCACGCCCTGGTCATAACGCGCGGGTTCCTCCCGGCGTACTTCCTTTACCCCGAGGCAAGAAAGGATGGCCTCTCGCAAGAGCACGTCCCGCTGCCGGTATCGCAGGTAGGGCCGGCATCCGGCCGGGGTGTATCCCCAGAGCACGGCGTCGCGCTTGGTGATGTCGCCGCCGGTGAGTAGGACGCAGACGTCTTCGATGCCGTCGCCGGCGGCGGCATGGCCCCGGTTTCCTGCAGCACCCCGGTCAGTCGCAGCAAAAACGACCGTACCGGGTTGCAGACGAAAAAATCGGCCACCACCTGGTAGCCGGCGGCCAGATCCAGATCGTAGGCCAGCCGCCCGGCCAGCCGCCGGATGTTCTTGCGGCGCGGTTCATACAGCAGGCGCAGCGGCCAGGGACGCTTGGGCCGCAGTACCACCGCCGCCGCCAGGGGCAGCTTGTCGCCGAGCAGCCGCAGCAGATCGGCGGCGCCGGCCGCCGTCTCCCAGGGGATGTCCTGCAACAGTTCTTCCAGCTGGCGGATCTGTCCCAGCACCAGGGGCCGCTGCTCGTAGACGCGCCCGCCGAGGCGGTAGGTTTTAACGCAGGTCTGGCTCATCAGGAAAACTCCAGGGAAAATTCGTCATCGCCGGCGTTCATGGCCAGCTGCACCTGCACCTCCAGGGTCATCTGGCCTTCGCGTTCGGCCTCCTGCACATCCGTGGTGCGCAGCTTCGGGGCGGCCAGACGCACCTTGTTGTATTGGGCCGGGCCGAAGGCGCCCACGTTGAGGGCGCCGGTCAGACCGGCCGCCCAGTCGCCGTAATAGTCGCGCGTGGCCACCTTGACCATCTCCGGATCGAACTTGCCGCGGGTATCGCCGTCGGTTATCTCGAAACTGCGGTAGCCGCCGGCGGCGTTGAGATCGGGCCGGCCGGCCAGGGTATTGCCAAGATTGATTTCAAAGCCCTGCAGCACCGGCGCAAAGCCGTCGATGTTGAAGTTGGCGCCCAGCAGCTGCGGCGGCAACACCTCGTCATAGGCGGCGACCAGGCGCGCGCCGTCGGCCACCGGCAGATAGGCGCCCGTGAACTCGAAACGGGCATACAGCGGCTGTCCCACCTGGCCGCTGAAGACCACGTTGCCGCGCGCGCCGGCAATCTTTTTGATCACCGCGCCGCCGGCGCCGTCATCGTCCAAAAAGGCCAGGGTCAGGCTCGGGATGTTGCTGTTGGCGCGGGCGTAGGTGACCTTTTCCTCGCCTTCGGTCGCGTCCACCGTCGGCACCAGGCCGCAGGCCCGCAGGTAGGGATCCAGCCGCGGCAGGGTACCGGCGCCGTAGGGTAGGCCGCGGCCCATGACCTCGGCCTTGAAGGCGATGCGCGCCAGGCGCGTGGTGGTCAGATCCGGCAGCTTGCTGAAGGTGGCCAGCAGCACGTTGCGCGGCAGCATGGCCAGATCCGGGGTGTAGCTCGGCTCCGTCGCCAGAATACCGGCATCGGCCGCCGTCAGGGTTTCCGGCACGCCGTCGGCGGCCTCGATTTTGCCCGCAATGATGCGGCGTTTGGTCTGCATGGTCGCAACTCCTTGTGGTTAATCCGTGACCACCGGCTGATACTGCCGGGTGGTGAACAGGAGCAAGTAGGTCATGACGCCGTCCTGGTAGCCGACCAGCTGCCGCGATGGGCAGCTTAGCGGCTCGATGCCGGCGACGCCCAGGGATTTGCCGCGCAGCGCGCCGCGCACGCCATCGACCAGCGCATAGGCATCCGCTGCGGCCTCCTTTTCGCCGGCCAGATTTTTCACCGAGACCAGCACCCCGAAGGTCAGCCTGTCGATGGGGCGGCCGGCGTTGGCGACTTCCTCGTCCCCCAAAAAAAACACCGAAGCATAGGGATAGTCGAAGATGGCGTCCGCCGGCGGCTCCTTGTCGCGGCCGATGGAATCGACCACGGCGAACAGCGCCAAATCGGTCACGGTCTCGATCAGCACGTCCTCGATCTCGCCGATGGTCATCAGAAGCCCCCTTCCAGGGTGTCGCGGGTCAGCCGCCGACCGCCGCCGCCCACCACCGCCGCGCCACCGCCGGTTCTCCCTTCGGCGGTGCCCTCGGCCCCCAGGGAGACATTGCCGCGGGATATTTCCTTGAGCAACTCGACGGCGTTTTTGTAACCGGCCGCCCGGGTGTCGGGGATCTTCTCCGCCTTGCGGGCGTAGAGGTGATACACGGCCATGTCCGCTGAAAGCTGGCCGATGACGGGCGGCGCGGTGGCAAAGGGCACCCGGTAGCGGGTTCCGCACCAGGCGTCGATCTCCCCGTCGGCCCGGGCGATGGCCGCCGCCACCCGGGCGGCATCGATGTCGCCGGTGCGCGCATCGTCCGTCAGCTGGATGATGACCTTGTCCGGAATGCGCTCGCGAATGTCCGCCAGGGTGCAGTAGGGCATGGGCTACTCCTTGGTTTTGCCGGTGGTCTTTTTGGTCGGCGCCGCTTCAACCGTCAGCATCGGTTCGGCCCTCAGCGCCGCCAGCTGTTCGGCGCTGAAATGATCGTCGGCGTAATCCGTGGGCGCCGCGGGGTGGGCAACGCCGCAGCGGCGAAAGCCCGGACGTTTTGCGGTAATGCGAATCATGGGCAGTCTCCTTGGTGAGGATTAAAGGCAGGCCGAAGTCCGAAGGCTGAGGGAAAGGGCCTCAGCCTTCAGCCTGTTTTCCTACGCCAGCCAGGGCACTTCGAGCAGATCGACGCGCTTGTAGTTGGTGTTGCTGTCGCCGCCGTTGATGAGCTGCGCCTCGACGATTTTGCGCGCCGCGCCGGACAGCCCCGGACCGACCACCAGCAGGTTGGGGCGCACCCCCAGAGGACTGCCGTGATCGCCCTTGAAGGCCCCCATGGCGGCATAGGCGGCCTCGAAGTTTTCCGCCGACAACGCGGCCTTGGAGCCGAAGGCCATCTGCCAGAAGCCGAAACCGACGTTGCAGCGGCTGTCCACGCCGTAGAGGTATTCTTTCCGCATGAAGACGTTTTCGTCCGTGTCCTGATTCAGGGCCACGAAGTTGGGCTTCTTGCGCTCCTGATAGATCAGGGGCTTGAGGGGCCGGCGGGTGTCGAGCAGAAACCAGGGCGCATCGCTGCCGGCCTGGAGGTTGCTGACGCTGGCGGTCTGGCCGTCGGCGCCGATCACCGGATGGTCGGCGTCGAAGAAGTACTGGCCGTCGTAGCAGCGCGTGGCGAACCCGGCGGCCAGCAGCCCGAACACCAGAATGTCCGGATGCTCGGCGGCGGTCTGTCCCAGGGTTTCCATCATCGGCGCGTAAATGCCGAACTGATCGTCATCGATATGATCGCGATCCACGCCGACGGTGTTCTCGAAGGATTTGTTCTTGATGTTGTAGTCGTGCTGCTTGAGGTTGTTGATCTGCCGATCGCCGATCCATTCGCGCATGCCGGGAATCTTGCCCAGCCAGCCGTAATCCTCGCTGGCCGTGTTCGAAGGCACCAGGGTGGCCACCTTGCCCCAGAGCGGCGTCACCCCGGCAAAGCCGCGCTGGAAGCTGGCCTTGAAGCCCCGGGTCAGATGATCGAGGGTGCTGCGGTTGATGATCATGGTCAAAGCTCCATTCAATAAGGGTTAATGGCCGATTAACGCAAATCGACCCAGACGCCCAGGGCGTCCACGTCGAACACCTTGCCGGCCACCGAACGGGTGCCGGTGCCGTCGGTTTTGGCGACGGTCTGATCGTCCACCATGTAGCAGTCCTGGCCGATGTCGCCGCGGCCCAGGGCGTCGGCGTCGGCCGAATTGCCAAAGCGGAAGATGCCGCGTTCGATGGGCACCTGGACGGCATCGTTGCCGCCGGCGCTGTTGTCGACGGTTTCCTGGCAGCGGCCGACGCCGCGCAGGCCGGCGGCCGTGGCGCCCGGAGTGGCCCGGCCGGCGGCGTCCCGGGCCACCAGGGCGCCGGCGAAATAGGTCTTGGCGGCCGCGGCCGGCAGGCTCAGCCTGTCGCCCGTGCGGCGGGGGGTATCGCGTTCCGTGGTCAATGCGGACATACAGCAACTCCTTGCTCAAAAGGGTTGGAATAACGATTACTTCAGCCTTCAGCCTTGAGCCTGTTTCAGGTACTCCTCTTCGGTCAGGCCCAACGCCGCGCACACTTTCCTTTCTTCGGCGTTCAGGGCCTTGACGGATCCGGCGGGCTTTTTGCCGTCCAGGCCGGAAGGATCGCCCACCACCGGCGCGGCCTGGACAAACTGCTTGAACTGCTCCAGCCCGCCCGCTTGGCGGCACATGGCTACGTAGAAATCCTTGGTGGCCGGGACGATCTTGCCGGCCTGCAGGGCCGCATCGACTTCGCGGTTGATGGCCGCCTCCAGTTCGGCATCGGTCTTCTGTTTGAGCTGCTGCTCGGCGTTGCTCGCCCGCGCCAGGGCGGCATCGTAATCCGCCCGCGGCACGAACTTGTCGAGGCTGGGGGTTTGCGCCCGGTTCAGGGCCGTTTGCACATCGCCCTGCAGGGTGCCGATGGCATTGAGGGCTTCAACGAGAGTGGCCGTCTCGGGCAGGCCGAGCTTGGCCAG